GTGGAACTTCTGCTGGTAAGGGTATGGATCGTAGAAGGAAATCTTCTCGTACCGCTCTCGCTTCTTAAGTTCTCTTGCTATTTCTACCGCTTTTTCTATATCCACTGGCATATGCCGCTCTAGCCTGTCTCTCCGCCCCTTCACGGGTTTTGTAGACCTTACCCTTACTCCCCCACTTGTAACCGCCTTTGACCTTTCTGACGGGCATCAGTGCTTCAGAAGAGCCTCTAACTCTTTCTGCAGTTCTTCGGTAGACTTTTGCTCCACCTGAGAAATCTCCTGCTGAATCTTCTCTGTAGGCTTCAGACCAGCCCTATCCAAAATATCCTTGACAGCCCCAAGACGCACAGACTCAGACTCTGCCTCCTCTGCCAATCTCTGCAACATACGCATGGCGCTGGGAACCGCATCCTTAATCATCTTCTTGGTGCGTTCCTCAATCTCAGAGGCAAACTTATTCTTTAGTTCGTAGCCTCTTTGCTTTGGATGAGAGTATCCCGCCTGCTCTGCGGCACGGCTTGCATTGCCATGCAGACAGTATTGCTCAATGAATGTTTCCTGTTGCTCACTCCTCATAAGGCGTTCCTATAATTCCAAGCGCGGCGGCTACAGACCCAGAAGCGCCAATGCGGGACGGTGAAACACCACCAGCAGTACCCAAAATAGAATCCAAGATTCTTTCATCTTTATCACTTAAATAATTATACTCTTTTCTTTTGTTACTTGATGCCTGTGTCTCTTTGGCTTTTTCCAGAGTAACCTCTTCACCTGTTTCCCTCTTCTTTGGAGGTTTGTATTTGGGAATTGGTCTGTTGCTTAACCTTTTTGAAGTTGTGTCTTTGGGGCCGCCAAAGTTTACCGCTTTCTGATTTCCTATTCCTACTATAGCGTCAGCACCACCCGGAATTTTGAAATTGAATATATCCTGCTTATCCGTGCCAAACATCTTGGCAGTGCCATCCTTGTTAACCTTGATTATAGCATTAAAGCCGCCAAGAAGATAGTCTTGTTTTCCTGCGGGGGAGAACTGAAACAATACGCCTTCAGTACCCTGCACAACACTCTTTCGAGGAATAGCCAAATTCTTTGACCAATCAGGGTCGTATTCATCCAGCACCCTCAACCATTCTTCTGCTGACTTAGGGCTGTGTTTTGCGTTTAATCGGCGCAAAGTCTTAAACTGCCGGGACGACACAATGTCATTAAAAGAGTTTCCTGCTACTCTGGTATTCTTCTTGTTTATAAACAGGGCATCCTTTGCTTTGCCCATATACCCACCAGAAACACCTCCCCAAGCCTCATTTGACATATCGTAGATTAACTCTGCGTCTACGTCATCAAACATCTCATTGGCTAGAGAGCGATCAAAGGGTAGTTCCTCCCCAAAATTTTTCTCTGCCCATCCCCTCAAAACTTCGGGAGACTCACCCATCATTCTTCCGTGAACAATATTCTGACCAATCTGACCATGAATCTTTCTAGCAGACGATCTCATTCCGTCGATAATTTCGTCGGTAAACCCGCCATCTCTACCCAATTGCCGCAATTCCCTGTATTTTGCCAGTTCTTCTCTAAGTGTATTTTCAGTACCCTTTGAGATTGGCACATCTCTGTACAACTGCTGTGCAAAATCCTTTGTTGTTTCAACTCCTGCGAACAGTGCATTTCTTCCAGCGCCTAAAGCCTGCTGACCACTATAAAAACCGGGTACGTAATTACGCAAATTCTTTACGTATTGCGTCATTATTTTAGGGAATCCAAGACTTGCGGCATCAAAACTAGCCATCAAATAATCGCCAATACTTGGGGTTTCTGATTTGCTCAGTGTTTTGCCCAACATATCGGCATAACCACCCACCCAATTTCGCCAGTTAATTAATCCCTCTGCCCTACCTTCTGGTATATTTCTCGTCATAGCAGGCTCTATAAAGCCGTACAACGCGCCTCGCATGGTATCGTCATCCACTATAGCCCTCATACTTCCGGGGTCTGGCTGAGGCGCTCTGGTTAAGCCTAGAGGCAATGCGTCATACTGGGCCTCTATGTCAAGCGGAAGCATTCTACCTTGAACTAAATCATCCCCAAAACTTCTGGCTCTACGCTCAGACACGCCCTGACGGCGTACTCTCTCCCTCTGCTCCTCTGTGTAATCACCGCCCATGTAGCGTTGTATTTTATCTAAAGGTGTTGCCATATTAGGAAATGCTTATGAATGGTAAAAATACCCCGATGGTGAGTGGATAGGACATACGTTAATACGCTAAAAAAAAATGGGGTCGGTGGGGGGTTCTTCAGACTCTCTGTTGCTGTCAGACTCTTTTCTATCGAATGGCTTGCTTTCTATCTGTCGAATGGCTGTCTCGTTACCCTCTTTTTGATTGCGCTACTAATAGTAGATAGATTTTATCTGCCGATGGTCTGGGGCAGTGTGTGAGTGTGTGGTAAAGATATGCCATAAACCCACTTTATGCCCATATAAAAAGAATCAGATAGAC